AAATCACGCATAACAACTCCATTAAAAAATTACTTATCTTTTATATATCTCTTAAAATTCACAATCCTTGGATTAACTTGACCCGGTGTATCTTTGACATAATTGTTTACCAAAGTGTCTGTTCCCTCTTGACCTGCACCGGATTGAGGAAGTATATCAGACTTGATTTCTTCTGCTACCATCTTAGCCAACAGTCTTGGCTCAACGCCCTTAAATCCCTTTGCTACTCTTGCTGCGTAATAAGACACATCATGATTCTTTTCGGTTTTTCTTTTTAGCACATCCTTTAGTGCTTCTAATGCTTTTTTATAATTATCTTTAAAAAATAATTTACCAATGTTGCCTAAGTCTTCCTTTATCTGAGACATGTTATCCTCTAGTTAAATTTAATATTTTTTGAATTTGTGTTTCAAGTGCTGTTCTTCGATTGGGCCATTTAATTATAGGCTGGTCTGCTGTTTGGAGAAGTTTAGTCAAAAAAGGCAAAATTAATTTCTCAACTTGATGCAACCTTGCTTTATACTCCTCAACAGTTTCTTCCTTCTCTGCAATAACATCAGTGTATTCTTCCTCATCTACAGCAGTAAAACCGAAGTCATGAGAATCATCATATTCTTCAAGTATTTTATTGATATCATATTTAATTTCTGGCATTATTTATTCCAATTCTTTGCTGCATTAAAGTTTTGTTGACTGAATTCAAGTCTATCCACAAGTTTAACTGCATTACCCTTTAGTTTATCAACCGCCACAAAACCTTCTGGTGCAGTTATGCGATAACCATCATCAGTGCGAACGAATGTTTTTGTTACTTGATTCAGTTGACCTAGCTTATTAACAATCATTAGTTTGGCTTCGACAATCTTGTTCTGTAAATCAAGAATCAATTTTATCTGCTCGGCACTCTGGCGATAGAACCTCATGACTTCATTTTTTTCAATCAATCGCTTCTCTTTTGTGTCAGATTTTTTAGCAGATAGTATTTCTTTATTCATTCTATCTTCAACCCACTTAATAAGTTGTGTTGTATGTTGTGCTGTATTTTTTATTGCTTCACCAGCACGAACTTTTGTGTTATTGAATGTTTTTATCTGTATCTTATATACTTCACTTGATGCTATTCGATTAAGCGTGAGAGCATTAATCTGATTGAGCATTCTTCCTGCATCAGATAGAATGCCTGTAATCTGAATAGTTTCTTGTTTTGTAAATGATGCTGTGCCTGATGCATCAATGAATGACGCGTCCCTGAACCAAACATCCTTTGTAGGTTTCAATCTGCCGATATCAATATTGAAAGATGACTTCATATCTTCAATAGATTTACCTGTATATGATGTGTGAAATACAATACCCATTTGTGCAACAGATATACTTTTAGCTAATTTAGAATCTTCAGGAACAGCATATACGATTGTATTAGGCTGAAATGTGACATAACTCTCACCATCAATGACTTGCTTCTGTAAATCATCATTTGTGAACATCATATCGCCCTGCAGGATACCTTCAATACCCAACTTAGGTAAGTACCGTAGGGCAATCTTCAATTTATCACTCAAACCTTCTGAAGGATGATTATTGTCAATATCTTCATCGGTGTAATTCAGCTTTGCGTTTTTCGCAAAAACACTTTTTGTTCCAACAAAAAACTTACCATTTTCTGGATTGATGCCACATATAACAGCAGGCGCGCCATCCCATTTTGTTGTTGTGAATACTTTAGTGTCTGCATGTCCTGCAAGCATATCACGCAATGAACGTAAGAAATTGATTGAATCTCTTGCGCCTCTAATGCCGAAATTAAGAACATCATCCTCGATATGCTCATTAGTCACTCCAGATGCAAATTTTTACCGTTTTCTTCGGTAATTAATGCATCTGAAGTTTTCCCTCCTATAATTTCGTTAAATGTCAACATATGTTATTTTTATATTATACCTTTTAGATTTTATATTTCGTTGGGCTATAGATTTTAAAGTTGAATATGGTATATCTATTTCTTGAACTACATCTTTTAAGCACTCATATATTTTTTCTACATTACCATATTCCACCAAAACACGTTTTGCTCTAGGATTCAATTTACCATTATGATTAGGATGATTCCAATTTCTATTTTTACTTTTTAATCCTATTTTATTTTTTGTTTCCTCAGAGTGTTTTTTCCCATACATAGGATTATTTTTTCCACTCATATTCTTTTTATTCCAGTTACGACAAATTTTTCTCTCTTGTTTTGATATTTTGTTCCAATATTCTATTGAATAATCACTATTACCACCAAATCCACCAGATGTTAGATTATAAAAGTTTTCATCATTTACTGCATCATTTTTTTGTATCCAATATTTTTCAGCAATGCTCAGTTCCTCAAAGGTTAAACATTCTTGTAAAATTTCTCTTTTAAAACATTCACGGCCATATTTTTCTATTGCATTTTTTAAAAGTGTCCCAGAACCCAGATAATTTTCCCGATGTGTATTTTTACACATACCGATATATTTTTTACCATTTATTATATTAGTGGTTAAATAGATGAATCCATACATTTGTGTTCTCCTTTCATCTATTTATAAATAAATCATCTTCTATGTGTTCACTTTCTGTTGATTCTATTAAAAATTGTGAGAAGTTCATTCAAAACATCCTAAATTTAATTTGTTCTTTATTATGGCCACGCTTTTTCCATCAACAGGTGCAATATTGTATGGAGATTTACTTTTCATACTAAATTGCATTTCAAAAGTAAACTGATAATTACCGCCACCTTTATATTGAACCCTTGCTCTAAAGGTAGCTTTGGCGGATTGGCCAAATGTTGGAACTCCTTTTAATTTTAATGGATTTTTTTTACCCATCAAATAAAACCCATGTGTTCCAACATTTACGTAATATGTTTTCTTTTTATTATAATATTCTTCAATTTTTGTTGCAGGTATTTCACCACGAATATCTGAAAATGTATCTCTATCTCTCTCATATCTTTTTTGTGGGGTTTTCTTTCCAGCAGTAGCTTCCCATAAAAAATCTTTCTCTCGTTTATAAGGTACCTCTTTCCACTTTTTCTTTATTAAATCGAAAAGTTTTACCTCATCCGCCAGTTCTTTGATGAATATTTTTTCATCATCTTCTTTTTTAATATCACCGAATTTCCATGGATTTTTCTTATCTGTTATATCATACTTCATGACAAGAGAACCAGCGGATGCAGCAGTTATTTTCAATTCACAACCAGATTTTTGACCCTTATATTCAAGCATCAAATCTGGTTGGTCATGCCCCGCGCCTGCTGGAACAAAATTCTTTGGAACCAATTTGAGGGGTTTCAATACATCAGCAGCATTAATTTCGTATTGGAATCCTTGTTGTGCAGCCATTTAAATACTCCTTTTTGTTGAGTATTTATACTTTAATTCCTCCGAACTTCGCTTTGAAATTGTGACGATTATTCGATTCATATTGTGGCGTTTCATCTTGTATTTGTCCGGAATCAACAATTTTCTGTGCGTTAGCCTCTACATCATACAATTTCATCTTCGATTTGTCAACACCTATAACAAATTTCTTGTTTATAGTGGGAGAACCGTACCGATTTTTAAGCTGTTTCACCATAATCTGGTTCAACTGTTCTAACTCGTCACTTGAAATCAGTGCAAACATGAAGTCTGCCGTTGCTGGTAGACCGAAGGATTCACTGGTATCTTCAAGACCAAGGTCTGTGTTGCTGAAACCACTCCGTGTTGTCTGTGTTGCAGAAAAGATAGGCACATTGAATTCAACAGCAAGACCACGAAGTTCTTCGGCAATAGCTTTGATGTAAGTATAAGAGTTCACTGATGGACTTATTTTCATACGTGATGAACAACAAATATTCAAATAATCAATAAAAATGATATCAGGATAAAAGTTCTTTTTAAGTCTCAATTCATTCAACAGCGACCTGAAGTGACCAGAATGTGCTGATGCTGTAGGATATTCCTTGATAATCAACTTACCCTGAACTTTAGACCGCATAGCACTGAATTTTCTATCATAATCTTCACGTGATATCATATGTAAATCATCTATTGATATGTTCAATAGGTTAGCATCAATACGTTCAGCAATTCGTTCCTCTGCCATTTCCATTGTGATATACAAGACATTAAAACCCTGACTGATACATGATGCTGACATGTGACACATGAACAGTGATTTACCAACACCAGTCCCTGCAAGCGCAATATTAAGTGTCTTGGGCGTTACACCACCCTTTGTTATCTTATTGAAAAAGTCTAAGTCAAAAGGTATTTTCTTCTCTTTCTTATGATAGAATTCATAGCGAGAATCATGTTGGTTGATATAATCATGACCCACATTAGAATCGAATGAAACACCAAGTGCAGTAGATAAAAGTTCTGGAATCTGACCCTTTGTCTTAGTGTTAGATTTATCATCAAGAATGGAAACTGATTCCATGATAGCATTGAAGATTGCTTTATCTTGACAGAACTTTTCAGTATGCTCAACCAACCATTCGATGGGTGTTGTTTCATCTTTTGAACGATGTAAATCATTCAGTATATCATTTACACCCTTCAACTGTTCATCTGTTACATCTTTTCTCTCATTGAAATTGATAATCAGTGCTTCATATGTGGGCAAATTTTTATATTTGTTTACGTATGCATCAATTTCAGTAAATAGAAGTCTTTCATTTCCATCTGTGAAGTATTGTTTTGAAATAAACGGTAAAACTTTTCGTGTGTATTCCTCACAGTAAATCAGATTCTTCAGGATTGTATGCTCTAGTCTGTTCATTATTCACCAATAGTTCTGTTAATATATCACCCACAAGTATATCAAATTTTTCGTCAGTAATCAACTGGTCACGCGTTAGATTACCTGTCTTAAAAAATTCATAATTGTAGGACAATTTAGGATATCCATCTGATTCCGAAAACTTAGCATAAACGTAATAATAAATCACATCACGGTATTCACCCTGTAAAAGGTGAATACCGCTTAAATCGCTATCTTCAAAATGATGGAATTTATAGTCAACACCTTCTTTTAGTGTTTTATTCTTCCTGAACAGAGACTTCAGTTTTTCCCATAATATTTCCATTTGCAATCGCATATTTTTGCCTAATGTATGTTTTAAATTCTTCGTTTGCTAGAATTTCATCCCAGAATTCTGCCGTCTGTGTTGCATCAAGACGATATTTCGGACCAGTTTCACCTGTTGACTTATCGACTTTTGCATACCAACCATTTGATGGCTTAATAACAAAACCACCCTCAAGTGCAACATCAAGCAGACCAGAATACTTATTCATGCCACCATCAAATGATACTGTGATGGGTATCTTAGACTTTTCTTTTACATAACGAGATTTTTCAACGTTGATAATAAAGTTATACCCAAGAAGTTCTGTTCCATCTTTATCTTGTTGACGACCGATAATGAAAATGTTGTCAGAAGAATAATAAGAACCTGTTCCACCACCAACAATATCTTTTGGATACAAACCAATTTCTTTATATGTGTGATTAACAACCACCATTGGAATATCTTTAATCGTTAGATGTGGTGTTATCATACGGAACAAACTCTTGATTTGTTTTGCACGTGACATATCAGCAACGGATTTTCCATCAAGTGCATCTTCAACTTCTTTTTTGGATGCAAGGTTACCAATAGAGTCGATAACGATAAACAACCTCTCACCACGTTCAACATCTTTTAACTGCTGCATGATATCAAACTTCAATTGTTCGATATCTGTGATTGGCGTATGGATAACACGTTCCATATCAATTTCAAATGATTCAAAGTATTTCTTTGGTGTACCAAATTCTGAATCATAGAATAACATTACTGCATCG